GTACAGATCTTTTGCCCTCATTAGCTACATGATAATGTCTAAAAATATAAATATCTGAAAGTTCCTCAAGTAATAAATTACAAGCTATTTGAATTGATATTTCTTTGGTCATAGGGGGCAAACTACAAATCCACCCCCTATGTGTAGTATAATTATGGAGGTCATACTACAATTATTATTTCATAGGAAAAATAATAATTAAATATAGTTAAAAAAACCTTGTAAAACAAGGGAATTTTTATGAAAATAATGCTTCGCATAACCTAGACAAACTGATAGGATATTTTTAATTTAATAATATGGAGGTCAAAATGACTAATAATAATAATAGACTAAAAACTTATAAAGAAATCTTTTCAATGACTGCAAAAGATTTCCAAGACTTACTAAAACAAAACACTGATACAAATTATCATACTGAAAATGTTTTATATTTAGCATTTAGAAGTGGTAATAAAAAATTTATTGAGGAAGCAAAATTAGTTCTTGCTGATCATTTGACTCAAGGTTCTTTATCTCATGAAAATGCTGAAAGAAGAACTGAATTACTTTCTAAAATTAAATCTACATTTTTAAAAACTTATCAAAAAACATATTGGGAGTGTCTATAATGATCCCTAGACCTTTCAAATCTACTAAAAGAGTTGACCTTATCGAAAATGGTAAGGTCACTCATTATTTTAAAATAGTATTCCTAGACGGCAGTAGTGCCGTCTTTGATAATAACTTTAATTTAGTTATGAAAAGTAAAATTGTGAATAATAATAATGGAGGAAAAAATGGATTGGAAAATAAAAGTT